GGGCTGCACGTTATCCTCACGGACTACGTTGCATGGCCCACGGCCAACGAGTCTTAAAACGCCTTTCTATATAGAGTTTTTCCAGATAAATAAAAAAATAAAAAATAAAATTAAAAAATGGCGGGATTGGCGGGATGGCGGGATAATCGGCCTCTAGGCCCCATAAAACCTAGCTTTTGACCATCCCGGACGTATCCCGGCCCCTGCACCACGGTGATTTACAAAGCTTAATCAAGCTATTGCTTTAAGATTCTGACGGAAAAATAAAAAAATATATTTTATAAATATCTGAAATATATCTATATAGATAGGCCGTTTTAAGCTAACGTTAGCCGGACTTACTCTGATACGGAGACACCATGTCTAAAGATCGTTATGCCAAAGTACTGGACGTAAAAGCGGCGGCGCTGCCCGAAGCCAAACGTCAGCAAACCAACCGCCCTCCTTTAGTCAATAAACGTTTGACACGCCGCCAAGAGCTTTTTGTTAAAGAGATCGTTTCAAAAGACGGGCAGATCACTATGCGGGAGGCCGCGATCAATGCCGGTTACCCGGAGAAGTCCGCGCACGTCCGGGCGTCAGAACTTACCAACCCGCGCATCCATCCCCACGTTTGTAGAGCTATCCGCGAGTATCGTCAGGAGTTGGATGAAAAGTATGGTGTGGAGTATCAAAGACACCTACGTGACCTCCAGGTTATTCGGGATGCGGCGTTAGAGAACGGGGCTTTCAGTGCAGCTGTTCAAGCTGAGTATCGGCGCGGTCAGGCGCAGGGGGATATCTACGTCAATAAAACGGAGATTCGCCACGGCACTATTGATCAAATGTCGAAAGAAGAGGTTATGAAAGCTTTGAATGAATTGAAGCAAACCTACGCGCCTTTGACGCACGATGTGGGAGCGGAAGAATCCACGAACCGTTCTCGCGCCCGGGAGAGACTAGCGGAAGAAATAGATGGATATTCTGGAAACCAAACCGAAACGGAAGAAGACACGGGAAGCTAGTTTTTGGCAGTCGCTAAAAAAAGCGATCCGAGACAATTTTCCGGATTGGTCTGCTACCCGGTTGGAAAGCCGTGCCACGTTGGGTGTTCCTGACGTTTTAATTCTAGACAGTGGCGGCAAGTGGCATATGGTGGAGTTAAAAACCACGGCTTCTATGCGCGTTGATATAACGCCGCATCAGGTGGCTTTTTTGACCAAACACGCCCGGGGCAGCTGTTGGATAGCTATCAAGCTAACAAGTGCTACCGGGCATGAGGTTTTTTTATATCGGGGCGACCAAGCGGTAGATGTAAAGCTTGAAGGTTTGAGGGCTAGGCCCGCTAAACATTTTAGCAACCCGGTCAATTACCGTGCTGTGCTAGAAACCATTGCGCGTGGGAGTAACAACCTGTAAGGTGGTGGTGGGCAATGTTGCCCGGCAAATGGGAGAATGAAATGAGTTTACCTACTCTGCGAAGCCACGCTCCGGCGTTTTTAGTTTTAACCGCCACGATGCTTAATAAAGCCATCATTGACGCCAACGCCTCTATTCGGGCGTTTGCCAAGTTGGTTGGCATCGACTATGACGAAATGCAGCCCGGTGAAAAGCATACTGTTGAGGGCGAATTCACGGACGGTACACCTACGGTTTTGAGTTTTTACCGGACGGTAAATCGGGGTGACCGCCGCTTCAGTGTGCGCGGAATAAAAAAACAGTGTGAAGCCGGGGACACCGTGGCGCTCACGTTTAAAGTCACTGCGGATGGCGAGGTTGTCTGGGTTGTTAACGTAACCCGTCAGCCAGAGTATCGCCGGTTGGTGGAGGCGTCATGACTGAATACAAAATTGCCGTTGTTCACAAAAGTTATTGGACTGTAACAGTTAACGCAAACACTTGGGAGGAAGCTTTTTCCTTAGCCAAAGACGAAGTCAAGGAACTGACTGACCGGAGCATTATTTTGATAACCGGGAAAGGGGAGCGTAAGGGACTCAATCAGGATAGCAGTATTGAGGTACGTCATCAGTATAGAACAACTGATGTGGAACACCTTATTCATACGTTAGGCGGTGATATAGCGCAGCTGATGCCTGATGCTGCAGACAAGGGAGGGCGATGATTTTTCTATTCCGCTGGTTTGAAAAAAACCAGAAAGAGCAGGCGCGGACTGCCCGGGATGCAAGCCGGGTGAGACGCGCCATCACAAAAACCTCAAAAACTTTTATGGAGTCTAGGATGAAAACAGTGAAAGATCTGGCGCAGGAACGCTACCCGGGGGAGACGTTTGATTTTGCGTTGCCCTACCCGTGGCTGCGCCAATGTTTGGATAAAGGAATGGACCCCCGGGGTCACGTTTGTTGGCTCTATGATGACGCCGGGGGAGTCATGGGCCGCCCCGCCCCACTGACCCCGGAAGGGGACAAAATAGTGGGCGTTTTGACCCACTGATCAACAAGCCGCCTCCGGGCGGCTTTTCTTTGTCAAGCTTTTTTTTCACGCCCCGGAAACCCGCATGGCTACTAGGCCGACCCCCAGGAAATGCTTTGTTTTAGCCGTTTTTCGGCAATTCCAAAAAACCCGGATGTTATAATACTCGGGTCAGGCCCAAGCGGCGTGACAGTTCTTTAACATCGCTGGCCTATCACCGAGACGCGAGTCCGCTATCGGATGGCAACTTCTCAAAAACAATTCATTTTCACTTTGGGAGAAAAGCAATGACTAACATCTATCACTCTGATACGTACTACACCATCAGCCCTAAGTTTTATCGTGGGGGCGATTATGAGACGGGGGTACGAATCGAGCGTCATGAGCGGAAGGCCTTGTACGCCAAGCTTAAAGAGCATTTTAAGCAAGGCGAGGATACTCCGTTTAAGACTAAGCAAGACGGGTTAGATGCTTTGAAGGCCGCTGGTTTATCGCTTGATGATTACAGTGTTTTAGAAACTTGCGGTGTCAGCTTCGGCTGGTAAAAACCAACCCCGCTTCGGCGGGGTTTTTTGTGCATTGCTCTTTTAAAAAAAACAATTGCGGCTGCGTGTAAACACCCGTAATATGAATGGATGGCAATGTCGCCATATCTTTGGGAGAAAAAACTATGACTATGACAATCGAAAATGAGCGCGGTGATCTGGCTGCCCTGTTGCAGAAAGTGCAATCTCAAGCGGCTGCGTCTCAAGACTTGCTCGCGCCTACAAACCAGCTGCAGCTGGCAACAGCTGACCGGGGCGATGGCACTAAGGTGAGCAAGGTGATTCTAGAACAGACCGGGGGAATGCCGACGCAAATCCTGACGGCCAACAGCGTAGCGTTTGATCACATTGCTCAGAAGGCGGCCATCGATGTCCGCACCGCCCGGCGGCTGCAGCAGGACTACAGCAGCGAGTGGGATCAGCTGATTAACGCCATCTGGCTGAAGGAAGCGAAAGTGCATATGCTGCGCACGTTCGCGGAAGGCCCTAACACGGGGACGCTGCGCGGCGTAGTGTCGGAAAAGTTTAAAACCTTTGACAACCATCATTTGCTGGAGGCAACGCTGCCGCAGCTAATGGACTCCGACGCCCAGTGGCAGGTGCAAAATGCCACAGTCACTGAGCGGGCGATGTACGTGCGCCTGAAGTCGAATGTGATCACGGGCGAAGGTGCAGCGGTGGGGGATACCATGGCGTTGGGTGTCATGATGAAAAACAGCGAAATTGGCGACTCCGCCATTGTGCTGGGTCAGATGTTCTGGACGCTGGTCTGCTTAAACGGATTGCAAAGCCCCAATTGGCTGCGCCAGAACCACATCACTAGTGCCCGGGGGGACGCTGATCAGGCTAAAATCCTAACGGATGAAGCTAAAGATGCTGACAACCGCGCCACGCAGCTGAAATTCCGGGATAACTGCGCTCATCTTGCCAGCCGCGAAAGCTTTGATGAAATGCTCGAAAAAATGAAGGCAGCTGGTCAGGATCGCGTAGAAGGCAGCCCTAACGCAGCCGTCGAAGCTTTAGGGTCAGTCATGAAATTGACCAAGGCGGAAACCAGCAGCGTTTTGGACGGGCTGTTGCAGACCATGGGTCAGCCGGGCTATGCCGGGCAGCCCCTTAGCCGGGCAACCATGGTAAACGCGGTCACTGCAGTGGCGCACAATGCCGCAGCTGATAACGTCGATACATGGCAACAGCGCGGCAGCCGGGTGCTAGATTTGCCCCGCAGCGATTGGCAGCGAATCGCTACCGCAGCTTAAACCCCCACCAGCGCAAAAATTAACCCGGCAGCAGCCGGGTTTTTTTATGCCCGGGGATATGGGATCATTCTCATATCGCAGCCCTACCGGCTGCGCACAATGGGAGAATGAATAAATGCGAATGCTTTTAGATACGCGCGGGGGTAACACTAAACTCGCGAAAACTAACCGGGCTGCCCCGTTCCGTTATGCCGGGCTGAGTCTATACCCCACCAATGAGTTATGCCCGGGCGCGAAGGCAGCGGGCTGCCTAGATACCTGTTTATCAGAAGCCGGGCGGGGCAAGTTTGAAAACGTGCGCAGCGGGCGTATGGCTAAAACGGAATACTGGCTTAATCAGCGCCCGGAATTCATCGCGCAGCTGCGCCGGGAATTACACAATTTTCTTAAAACGTGCGAGCGCAGCGGAGCCCGTCCAGCTGTTAGGCTAAACGTTTTGAGCGATATCCCATGGGAACGCCATATCGATATGGGCGGGGAATTCGCGGGTATTCAGTTTATCGACTACACCAAGACCGTTTATCGCTTGGATAAAACCCCCGAAAACTACCAATTGATTTTTAGCTATTCCGGCAGCCCTAGATTCGCTAATCAGAACCGAAAAGCTTTCCGGACTAACGCGCCTATCGCGGTAGTGTTCCGTCACGGGCTGCCCCGGTTTTTCAAATCGCGCCCCGTGATAGACGGTGACAGAGACGATATCGCGAACGCATTTACCCCCGGCTGCGTTATCGGGCTGCGGGCTAAAGGCCCGGCATTATGGCCCCCGGCTGCGGGCTATGACTTTGTTGTCAATAACCCGGACGTGATAGGAGCTGCATCATGACTCGGGAGTATGACGAAAAAGATCATGATCCCGGAGACGTTTTTGACCCGTTCCCCATGGTTCCCCGAAAAGATAACCCGAGCCCGGAGGAATTAGAAAAAGCCGTGCGGGTTTATATTGATCACGTAAAACGTCAATCCCCCATTGTGAGCACGTCTCACTTTACCTACGGGGGAATGATGAAGCGATACGGGTACGCTTTCCAAATTGCGCTAGATGCCTATTTCGATAGCCTGCCCCCGCCTACACTTTGGGAATTGAAATCATGAGCGTTATTTGGCAAACGGTTGTTCTGGCAGCGCCCCCGTCAGAACGGGAAAAAATCGAAGCGAAGGCCCGGGAACGGGGGCACAAATGGATTTGTGACTGGGGCTGCGGCTACACTGCCCCCAGTGCCGAAGCGGGCACGTACACCACAGAGTGCGGGTATGATGATTACCCCCGCTGCCGGAATTGCGGGGGGAATTAGCGCCCCGCTGCGCAGCTGAATTTAACCCGGCAACAGCCGGGTTTTTTTTGCCCCGCGTATACGATACGCTGCAAGCGCGGCGATGATGCCGCGACACTTTGGGAGTTAAAATTATGAGGCAAGTCGAATTGCGAAAACTACGCGAGGGGGAATGGTTTAAGCGCAAGCCGGAATCCGCTCACTGGTACATCCGAGAGCATTACAACCGCGCTGATCAATTTGGCCCGGCTACGTTCTGGTGTAGCACTGAATGGTCTACTAGCGATGGCCGAGAATTTAAGCCGAACGTTTTAGTTTGGATTGATTAGCGCCCCCGCTGCGCAGCTGAATTTAACCCGGCAGCAGCCGGGTTTTTTTTGCCTAACGCATGAATCGTGCCAGAAAAAAAAGTGAGTCTCGCCCAGGGAGTGACAAACTCCACAACCATGCGGGCTGCGCGTTTAAGTGTTTTCTCACGTTTGCAGCGTAACCGTAACAGCTGGCCCGTGGTCCGGGCCCGATGCTGCCCCCAGAACGTACCGGGCTGCGTGGTCCGGCTGCCGGGGGCATTTTGCCCCGGGCCATGGCGCGGGAATCGTGCCCGCTGCGCCGGTTGCCAGCTGCGCCCGGCTGCGGGTGTGTCAACTGTCTTAAATGCACATTTGGGGAAGTTATCCGGGGCCCATGGGGCCCGGCTGCGGAGCGCGTCACCAGCTGCCCCGGACCCGGCTGCAGCTGCATTTTTTCGCGTTCGCGGCCCGGCCTAGCAAGCTGAGTCAAGGTGCATGTTTCTTACAAACAACACCGTGGTGAAACCATATGATTTTTTTGGAAAAAACCCGTAAAGGGGAAGCAAAGGCTTTTTAGTGTGGTAGGGTGATAAAAATTAAGCGTATAGGAGTCCCAGAGCCTCAAAAAATTTTTAAAATTTGAGAACCTACGGGATCGCATACATGTTTATAACTAAATGTTCTATGTGCAGGACGATTTATGTCTCTTGAACGCATTTCAGAAGACGAAGCCGAAGAGAAAATGCTCAAGCTTGAGTACCGTTTGGCTCAGATTGAGCAGGTTGAAGCGTGTCAAGACAACTATCTGACCTTCGTTCGTTCTATGTGGCCCGAGTTCATTGCGGGTAGGCACCACAAGATTATGGCGGAGAAGCTTGAAAGGGTGGCCAGTGGCGATTTGAAGCGGCTGATTATCAACATGCCGCCGCGACACACCAAGTCCGAGTTTGCCAGCTACCTGTTCCCGGCGTGGATGATCGGTAAAAACCCTGCGATGAAGATTATCCAGGCTACGCACACCACGGAGCTTGCGGTCAATTTTGGTAGAAAAATTAAAAACCTTCTTGAACGTGATGAATATCTTGAAATTTTTCCTGACGCGGCGCTTTCTGCGGACTCCAAGGCTTCTGGCCGCTGGGACACGGCCCGTGGTGGCATGTATTACGGCGTGGGTGTGGGCTCAAACTTGGCGGGACGCGGTGGTGATTTGATTATTATTGACGATCCGCACTCTGAGCAGACGGCGATGTCGTTAAACGGCTTTGATGATGCGTGGGATTGGTACACGGGCGGTCCTCGACAGCGTTTGCAGCCGGGCGGGGCCATCATTGTGGTGATGACAAGGTGGTCTGAGAAGGATTTGACGGGTCAATTGATCCGGGCACAGGGTCGGGACGAGTTAGCGGACAACTGGGAGGTCATTGAGTTCCCGATGGAGATGCCTTCGGGGCAACCTTTGTGGCCTGAGTTCTGGTCTTTTGAGGAAATGCAGGCGGTAAAGGCGTCGATTCCGCTACCGAAATGGAATGCGCAGTACCAGCAGAACCCAACGGGTGATGAGAACGCGATTATCAAGCGTGAGTGGTGGAATGTGTGGGATAAAGACCAGATTCCGCAGCTGCAGTATGTGATTCAGAGCTACGACACAGCTTTTTCCAAGAATACCCGGGCAGATTACAGTGCAATCACGACGTGGGGCGTGTTTTATCCAGAAGAGGGGACGGTCGCGGGCCTGATTTTGCTGGATGCAAAGAAAGGGCGCTGGGATTTCCCTGAATTGAAGCAAGTTGCGATGGAATCCTACAAATTTTGGGAGCCTGAGACGGTTATTATTGAGGCAAAGGCGAGTGGTATGCCTTTGACCCATGAATTGCGGAATATGGGCATCCCTGTGGTAAACTTTACGCCGAGTCGTGGTAACGATAAGGTATCGCGGGTACACAGTGTCTCTCCCCTTTTTGAAAGTGGGATGATTTGGGCACCGGATGAGTCTTGGGCGCACGATGTGATAGAAGAGTGTGCGGCATTCCCTAATGGGGAGTATGATGACTTGGTAGACAGCACGACACAGGCGTTGATGCGATACCGCCAGGGTAACTTTGTTCAGTTGCCATCAGATTATTGGGAAGATGAGAGTGCAAATCTTCGACCAATGCAATATTACGGATAGATTCTATGATGAATAGGGCGAGTATGAGTTCTGGGATTGGGGCATACGCGCCTCGTTATATGCAAACGGGCGGTGGTGTTGTCGGAGAAGTATATGATGAGGTTAATAGCAGGACCGGCGCGTTAGACGATTTACAAAGTGGGAATACGTTTGCGGGAAGTGTCGTTGCGGGGCCTTTTGGGAATATTACTTTGACAGCTGAACAGCTGGCCGCATTACCTCCTGAAACGCGGGCAGCAATGCTGGCGGCAGGTTATCAAGGCGGAGCCAATACGAAAGCTTTACCGGATTATCTGACAATTGAAAATGGTTTGGTACGAATAGACCCCAATGCATCTAACCTACAATTTATCAATTTTCTAAATGACTTAGGTCTTTTTAGTGATAAAAAATATGACGGCCTAACGGATTACGAGTGGTTTGTTAAAGCGACAAAAGACAATACGAGTCCGTGGATTTCTCAGCTGTTTAATGACCCAAACAAGGACTTTGTTGTTGATGATACTTTTGCAACCCAAACCAATTACAACGAAACCAACCTTGAAAGATTCCGCCGCCTTGCAAATTTAATAAATCCCGCTAGTCAGTCGGGCGGGGCGTTTCAAGCGACTGCGCGATTTTTACAGGACAAGGGTCAAAGCTTAACCGGCGGCGTTAGCGGCTCGGGCACGGTGGGGCGTCAGGTGTTTATTGGACAACGGCCCACGGGCCTTGGTCTTGACCCGAATACCGGGCAACCTAGCCAACAACAACCGTACTACACGCAATCTGATGTGTTGGTTGATTCTACCGAGCAGCCCAATCTTTA